ATTACACCTAAGCCAATGCCAGGTATAGACGCAACAACCACAATTAAGATCATTCCCCAGCGCATAGCTGCCTAATCTTTTTAACATCAATGCCAAAAGTCTCATGTACGCGCAGGATGATTTCTGCTGATGGGACTATCTTCTTATTGCGAATCTTTGACAGCGTAGAGATACCGATCTTCATGTGTAAAGCAATAGCACGATCATTTTTGAAGCCATGATTTTTGATCAAATAATCTAACAATTCCATTTTTATCCTTTGAAGGGAGGAATATTCTCAATTATTTTGGAATATTCCACTTAAATATTTAGTGCGGGGTCACCAGAACAAGCAAACATGAAGGAGAACTGGCCCCCGCTGCCGGAGTTACTCGCCACTACCGGCTAGGCGTGCAAACATCAAAAAGGCACTTCAGAAATATCGTCATCCGTAAACTTTTCCTGCTTTACTGCTGGTTTTGCTTCCTTCAACTTAAATGAGCAGCTCATAAACTTGCCAGACTTACCTTCTTTGAGCCAGGCTGATACATAGACTGCGTTACCGTTTAAGTCTTTGCCATCGCCTGAGTAGTCAGGATGATTGTCTGATTGCTTTTGTTGATTTTTGAAAAGTGAGAAGCTACCTGGTTTTGGATCGTATGCCATGATTTACCTTTATTTTGAAATAAACTCTGTTATTGAACTGCGTTGCTTTGAGGTAAATAAAGACCAAAAAGCTACTTTGTCATCTGCATCTAAACCTAACTCTACAATCCAATCTACTGCACCTGCTAAATCATCTTTTGCAAGCATTGAAAGGGCTGGCATTGCCGCATTTCGTAATATTTCTTGTTCTTCAAGTGGTAACGCTTCAAATACATCAGCAGCAACTGATTTTGCTGATTTAGGTTTAGCAGGTCTAGCCTCTGTAGGCTCGCTAGAATCAATCGCATCATGCTCGACTATCTCAAGGGCTGTGACGTATAAGTAACGGCGGCTATAGGTCTCTACTGCCCCTAGATTCTGGATAGGGTGGCAGCCTTTGAGCTGTGCTTCTGCCATTGGGCTAGTAAACGTCACGCAGCCACCATTCTCAGTATCAATGATGCGTAAGGTAGCTAACTCAGTGCCAAACGACACTACAGGGCAAAGTTTTAACTCAAAGAAAATTGACTGAATGGCTGGCAGGAAGTCGCCAAGTTCAAAGTATTTGTAACCCGCAAACTTATTGTGGCCTGATTTTTTTAGCTCTGTGTGCTGCAATTTGATACGGGCTTTTTGCAGTTTTTCGTAGACTAGCCATTGCTGTTGTTCTTCTTGCTCTTGTTGCTGGCGCATGATTATTTACCTTTATTTGAATTTTTTAACGATGACATTATTGAATGTCCGAAGGTTCGATACAGTTTGAACTTCTTGAGCCTTAATCTGCTCCTTGCGAATACGGTCAAAAGTCTTAGCCACATTTGTCTTGCTAGAGTGAACATATTTAAACCTTGGGTCTAAGATTGATTTGGTGTCGTTCATTTCTCTCCTTATTGAATGTAGGAAACTAAAAGATACCCTGCAATCAATAAAACTGCAATCACTTTCGGATGTCTTGCAAGCCAATCGTCGGTAGCTAATAATTTCATGAAACCACCAACGAATACCGATGGAGTGCCGTTTTTTCTGAGTGTGATTTGCAAGAAGAATAGCCGCTGTCTCCAGGGCCGAATTCTTCACCACACTGGCTGCAAAAGGTTTCTTTAAATTTAGTAGTGTTGCTAATGTTTGCGTGGCCCATTTTTACTTTCCACAAGTGCGCCAAAATTATTCCTAAGCTGGCAAACTCAGTGCCTAATTCCTCATTAATTTTATTTACTGCTATTTTTAACCCATCTTCAATTCCTTCAGAGTAAGTCATTTTTCATTCCTCCAAAAAACCATTTATCAAATTTTGCGTTATCTTCTGATTCTTTTTCATCTCTTGCTGCTACCCAAAGTGCGTCTGCTTCATCTTCTTGATACGCTGCCAGGCAAACTAACAGGTCATCTAGTTCTTCAATCATTTCTGTCTCCGTCGTTGGTATGACTGAACTATAGCGATATAAGTTATTCGCTGCAAGAAATACTTTTCTATGAATATTTGTTCATCGATAGAAACAATCAATGACACAAGACTAGGAATAGCTGCATAATTAAATCCAGCAACAAACGGAGATTTTTATGAGTTTATGGCGCAAAAGGAGAATAAAAATGCAAGAATTGGCTAGATGTTCGGATTGTGGCTGGATTGGTGACGCAGAAGATGTAGAGACAGGTATTTGCGATATGGTGTTTGCTGATCCTGTTGATATTTGCCCTGAATGTGGAAATCCAGATTGCATAGCACCATATGAGGAGACTAAATAATGGATTTACCAAAGAAAGATAGTCGCAGATACCAGATTTGTGTGGCTTTTGCTAATTCTGGCACGATGACATTACATAGCTTAGTAGAGGAATACGGTCTATTCGGCTTTAGAGACAAGAAGCGGCTTTCATCTGAGATGAACTACTTATGCACTATTGGCTGCATTAAGAAGCTCAAAGAGGCTTATATGCCTACCTATGAGCTGCGGTTAGCTGTACAGTCGTTTGATAAGCCTGGGCTGGTTAAGCCACGCGAAGCAGTCCCATTTCGGGAGTTGTCTGACAAGTTTATGTTGCCAAAGGTTAGCCCGCGTGGTGAGCCACTCAGGGAAATTTCATACATTGGGTTAGGAGCAAGCATTGCAGATCACGTCTACCGCTTCTAAAAAGCCGATTCCTGACTATGTTTTTAAACAAAAAGCGTGTCCAGGATGCAAAAGAACTAGATCAGAAAAGAACTTTGAAGGTGGTGATCTATGTAGGATTTGCGTACTTAGAAAAGTTCAGATATAGTGTAAACGTGCTTGGCAGCGCGTAAACGAGTAAGCCTTAGATGGGACTCTGCTGGTTACTCACCAGTCTGCCAACGATCTTATGATCGAGAGTCTCACCTAGGGCTTTTTTTATTGGAAAAGCTATGCACTACTATCAATTCAATATTGGAGATTATGCTAGTCACACTAGGCATTTAACCATTGTCGAAGATGCAATTTATAGGCGCTTGCTTGATGCTTATTACCTGCATGAACATCCGTTGAACGCCTGTACAACGTCTGTTGCACGCCAGATCAACGCGAGAGAGTACGAGTCAGAAATTCAAACTATTTTGGAGGAATTTTTTGCATTAACGGGAGATGGTTGGGTAAATTTTCGTGCAGATAAAGAGATAAAACACTTCCATTCCAAGATAGAACAGGCTCAAAAGGCAGGCAGAGCCTCAGCTATGGCAAGATTGAACAGACGTTCAACACCCGTACCAACGGATGTTCAACCAAACATAAAACAAGAAACAATAAACAATAAACATAGTATTAGCAAACCAGACGATGTATCGCTTTCAGTTTGGACTGACTTTGTAGCTCATCGAAAACTGAAGAAAGCAACTATTACCGAAACGGTAATTAATTCAATTCGTAAAGAATCTGAAAAAGCTGGTATTTCCTTTGAGGATGCTTTGGCTGAAACTTGCGCTAGAGGCTGGCAAGGCTTTAAGGCAGATTGGTATAAAAAGTCTGAAGCACCTATTCCGCCAGCTAACCATAAGTGGTGGAAATAATGAGCTTAGACAATCTTATCGGTAGGTTATCTAAGGTCAGAGGCAAGAACGGTTCTTATACCGCTTGCTGTCCAGCTCATGACGATAAACATCCATCATTAGCGATTAGAGAACTTGATGATGGTCGAATTCTATTGAAATGCTTTTCTGGTTGCTCAGTGTCAGAAATTTGTGGCGCTGTCGGCATTGATCTGTCAGAGTTATTCCCCCCTGACGATAATTTTAGACAAATAGCTTCCCCTGTAAAAAAACCTTTTTACGCTGCTGATCTTATCAAGTTATTAGCGTTTGAGGCTATGGTTGTCGGGGTTGCTGCTAATTCGTTGGCTAACGGTAATGCTTTAAGTCAGATTGATCTTGATCGAATGAAAGTTGCTCAAATGAGAATTATGGAAGTAGTGGGGTATATCAATGATTGAGCAGATAGCGGAAAGGCTTGATGAGGCTAGAAAACTCAGATTGATTAAGCCCCAAGATATTGACATTGATAAATATCTGAAGAACACTGACGTATCAGCTAAGGTGAAATCCGTGTCTGCATACATGGATGGTGTAGTTGACGGGCTGATTAATCCTAGCTCAGATGATATATGCCCCATGCCGTGGCCTATAACGCACCAGGACTTTAATTTCAGGCTAGGTGAGGTGACGGTATATGCTGGCTCAAACGGAGGCGGCAAGAGCCTTATAACGGGCTTAATAGGCCTTCATTTGATAAAGCTAGGTAAACGGGTTTGCATTGCATCGTTTGAGATGAAACCGCATACCACAATTTTGAGGATGATGCGTCAATTTTGTGGTGAGAATTTAAACGATCCTTTGGTGAGTGATAGAAATAACTATGTAAAGAGCATAGGTCATAGATTTTTATCATTTGCTTCTGAGAATTGTTTTATCTACGACCAACAAGGTAGCACCACGCCGCAGATGACGATAGCAATGGCTAGGTATTGCGCTGTCGAGTTAGGTATTCAGCACATTTTTATCGATAGTTTGATGAAATGTGTGATGTCTGAGGATGATTTGAACGAGCAAAAATCATTTGTAAACGAATTGTGTGCGGTTGCTAGAGATCATAACGTGCATATTCATTTGGTTCACCATATTCGCAAGCTGCAAAGCGAGGAGGTACAACCTGGTAAGAATGATTTAAAAGGTTCAGGTTCTATTGCCGACCAGGTTGACAATGTATTTTTAGTCTGGAGAAACAAAAAGAAAGAAAACAATCGGCGTAATGGTATGCAATACGAAGAATCCGATCCAGATACTTTTCTAATGTGCCAAAAGCAGCGTAATGGTGAAGCTGAGGAGTTTTACG